GGCGCGGCGCGCTCGACCGTGTTCACCTCTGGCGCTGTGGAGCTGAACGGCTTCACCGCGCCGGCGGCGATCTCGATTGCGGGCGGCACCTATTCGGTCAATGGCGGCGGCTTCACGTCGTCGCCCGGCACGGTGGCGCCTTACGACCAGGTGCAGGTGCGGCTGACCTCGTCGGCCGCCGGCGCGACGCAGGTGACGGCAACGCTGACTGTCGGCGGCGTCAACGGCGCCTATTCGGTCACGACGGCTTAAGAACAGATGCTGCTGCTTCTCCTTCGCTCCACTTCGGCAGGCGCTGCCAGCGCGACCGCGTCGGTCGCTCTGGGCGCCCTGACGTCCTCGGCTGCCGCGGTCGCGATCGGCTCGGCCGCGGCCTCGCCGACGCTGGGCACGTTGACCAGCACGGCGACCGCCTCCGTGGTTGTCCAGGCGCAGGCTGCGGTCACGCTGGGCGCGCTGACGTCGTCGGCCACGGCGTCGACCGGCTCCGGCAATGCCGCCCTGGCGGCCACGCTGGGGGCGCTGACGGCCTCCGCGACGGCGGTGGTGATCGCGCAGGCGCAAGCCGCGCCAACGCTGGCGGCCCTCGCCAGCGCCGCCAGCGCGGCTGCGCCGGTGGCGGCGAGCGTCTCGGCGACGCTGGGTGCGCTGACGCTGGCGGCGACGGCTCAGAACGGCGCGGGCTTCTCCGCCAACGTCACGCTGGCAAGCCTGACGGTGGCCGCAACCGCGCAGGCACAGGTCCAGGCCAGCTGCAGCGCCACGCTGGGCGCGCTGACGAGCTCGGCGGCGGCGGCGGACCCGGTGGCCGCGACCGCCGGCGTCACGCTCGGCGGGCTCGTCGTTGTCGCCACCGCGACCACGGGGCCGACCGCGGCCCTGGCGGCCACGCTGGGCGCCCTGACGGCGAGCGCGCAGGCGAGGGCGATCGCGTCTGCCGCGGCGGCGCCGGTGCTGGGCGCGCTGACGATGGTTTCGACCGCAACCGCGCCGGTCGCGGCCAACAACAATTCGGCGCTGGGGGCGCTGACGGCGAGCGCGACGGCGACGGTGACGCGCGCGCGGCCGCGTCCGTGACGCTCGCCAGCCTCACCTGCGCGGCGCGCCTCGGCTCGCCGAGCGGCAGCTTTGCGCTGTCCGAGCGGGTCGTCGCGGTCGATGCCGAGCGGCGCCGCGTCGCGGTCGACAGCGAAAGCCGGACCATCTCGGTTGCGGCTTAAAGAGGGGCAGTCATGAAAACCTGGCCGGCGAAAGATCCCGACGAGATCCTCGATTACGATCTCGACTGGACCATGCGGCTGTATTCCGCCGACGAGCTGGCCCTCGTTGCTCCCGATCTTGGGCCTTGCAGCGAGCTGGTGCCGCAGCCGGCGGCCAGCGAGCTCGAGCTTTACGCTGCCGTCCGGAACGCTGGTCGCCAACAGCTCGAGCTATACCTCGACGCACACCAAGGTGTGGCTGGCGGGCGGCGCCGAGGGCGAAAGCTACCTGGTGCAGAACCGCATCACCACGGCCGCGGCCGCACCATGGACCAGACCGTCAAGCTCAAGGTCAAGAGCAAGTGACGTGGAGATCGAGCAGCTGGTCGAAAACGCGCATCGGCGCCTGGCGCTGCGCCGGCTGCTGATCGCGATCGAACGCAACCCGGATTTTTTGGAGGCTATCGACATGAACCGCACCATCAAGCGGGCGATCGAGCTGGCGGGCTTCGCCGGCCGGCTCAACCGCGCCGAAAAGCTCGAGAACGATCTCGCCGTCACCGGCCAGCGCTACGACACCGTACTGGCCGATATCGACGACCAGCACGCGGCGCTCAAGGGCCACGTGGGCTCGTTAGAGACCACGCGGGCCGCGCTCGACCAGGTCATCGGCCGCATGACTGCGAGCAATGGCGGCCCAAACGATGGCTCGAGCGAGCAGGGCGGTTCATTTGGCACGTTCGATGGCCAGGTCATTGACGGAAAGCCGGTCTGATGACCGCCGACGAGGCGCTCGACATGCTTCGCCGTCAGCTCGACGAGCACGGCGAGGATGTCATCATTCGCCGCTGGTCGGGGCCTGCCAATGCGCGGGTATCGACTGAGGCCATCGTGCGCGGCCGCCCGGTCGGGCTCAAGGCCGAGCAGCTGGTTGGCAGCATCCGGGCGGGCGACTGCAAGGTGATCGTCATCAATGATCCGGCGGCCAAGGTTCTGTCCGGCAAGGTCGCGTTGTCGGCGCTGCTGCCATTGACCACCAACGACAAGATCGAGGTCGGCGGCCGCGAGCTGGCGATCAAGTATCCCGACGACATGACGCGGCGCGTCGCCGGTGTCGTGACCGGCCTGGACATCTTTGCGGGTGGCTGATGTTTGATGGCTCTGTCGACGGGCTCGACCTCGATTTCGAGGTCCTGATCGCCGAGGAATTCTCGCCGGCGGCGCGCTCGGCGCGGCTGGCGGAATTCGCGCGCGAGCAGCTCGCCGCGGCCGAGCAGACCAACCGAGCCGCGCTCGGCTACGTGCCGCCGCACACCACGATCGTCGACGGCGCCGTCGGCGTGCGCGAGGACCAGGTCCGGCCGATGGCGTGATCGTCTATTCGTTCGAGCTGCTCGGCGAGCTGTTCGGCTGGATCTCCGAGCAGCTGCGCACCTTCGCGCCGGTGTTGACGGGCGAATTTCGGGACTCGTTCCAGTTCTTTGCCGATGGCGTCCTGGTCGATCCGGCCGGGGAGGTGTCGCCAGCGCGGGAATACGTGTTCCTGTCGCCGCTGCCTTACGCGCGCAAGATCGAGGGCAGCTCTGGCAGGCCTCCGGAATCGCGCCAGGCGCCGCACGGCGTTTTCGAGGCCGTCGCCGCGCTCGCCGCAAGCGGTTCGGCAACCAGGCCGTGATCCGTTTCTCGTTCCGGCGCCGCTCGGAGGCGAGCTGATCTCCGGCAAGGCCGGCAACGATCTGCGCGTGCCGGCGATCGTCATCACGCTGCGAGGGTAGGGTGGCACGGCAAACCGTCATCGATGCCGTCACGGCGCGGCTCAAGGCCAATTTTACGCTTTGTGCCGTGCTCGACCAGGACGAGGCAGCGCAGCCGCCGGCGGACGGCGCGACCTTCCTGACGCTGCAGTTTCCCGTCGCGATCGAGCAGCAGATCTCGATCGGCGCGCCCGGCAACAACGTCTGGCGCGAAGCGGCGCGTTCCGCCTGGTGATGAGCGTGCGCATCGGCGATCCGATCTCGCTGCCGAACACATGGCTGATCAGGCGCGCGCGCTGTTCCGCGGCAAGCAGTTTGCCGGCGTCACCACCTTCGCGCCGAGCCCTGGCGTGCAGGGAGACGCGCAATTCTCCAGCGGCACGCGCGTCGAGCTGTCCTCGGCTGTGCCGTATCAGTCGGATTTTTTCGCCTAAACCCTAACCCTTTGGAGCTGTCACGATGGCTGATCTTCAGTCTACGAACCGCGTTGCGCTGGCGAAAGTCCGCGAAGCCACCTTCGGCGTCATCCCGGCCAACCCGGCATTCAAGGCGGTGCGCCAGACCTCGAGCAGCCTGGCCGCCAATCCGCAGACCAAGATCAGCGCCGAGATCCGCGGCGACCGCCAGGTGACCGACCTGATCCTGGTCGGCGAGGATGCCACGGCCAATGTCGGCGGCGAGCTGGCGTTCGGCGTGGCGGATGACGATTTCGAGGAGGCGCTGCAGGGCACCTGGTCGAACAGCCCGTCGATCACGGTCGTGACCGCCGACACCGAGATCTCCGACGTCGCTGCCACGACGTTGACGGTCTCCGCCGGCGGCGCGCAATTCGTCGCGGGTATGCTGACGCTGACGCAGAACCTGCCGACCGCAGCCAACAACAAGCTCGCCAAGGTGGTCTCGTCGACCGGCACCTCGATCGTCTATCCGGCCGCGACCTATTCCGCCGATGCCGTCATTCCGGTCGGCGCCAGCGTGCGCCAGGTCGGCTTCGAGGGCGCCAGCGGCGACATCACCGCGGTCACCGCCGGCGGCAATGGCCTGGCCTGCACGGCGGCCGATTTCACCACCTTCGGCATGGTGCCGGGCGAATGGGTCAAGGTCGGCGATGGCGACAACGCCAACTGCTCGTTTGCCGGCACGGCGGCCAACAATGATTTCTGCCGCATCGCCTCGGTTGCCGCGAAGAAGGTCACGTTCGATCGCGTGCCGGCGGGCTGGGCCGCCGACACGGGCACGGGCAAGACCATCCGCGTCTTTACCGGCGATTTCCTGACCAACGCCTCGACCAAGCGCTCCAACACCATCGAGCGCCAGTATCTCGATCACTCGCCGGTCACCTACGAATATCTGCGCGGCATGACGCTCAACACGCTGGCGATTCGAGGCCAAGCAGCAGGACATCGCGACCTACACCAAGAATTATATCGGCCGCGACGCCTATCTGCCCGTCGCCGATGGCGCGGTATCAGGCGCGACCGATGTCGCCGCGCCGAGCTATGGCGTGCTCAACACCTCGACCAATGTCGGCCGTCTCGGCTTCGATGGCTCGGTCATCACGGGGCGAATTTCGTGATGCAGGCGACGATCAACATCAACAACAATCTGCGGGCGCAAAAGGCGATCGGCTCGATCGGCGCGGTCGGCATCGGCAACGGCGAGTTCAACGTCTCCGGTTCGCTGCAGACCTATTTCGGCGATCCGTCGATCTATCAGAAGATCGTCAACAACACGCTGACCTCTTACGACCAGCGCGTCGGCCGCAGCGACGGCAACCGCGAGACCATCGTGATGGATCTGCCGGCGATCAAGATGTCCGGCGGTTCGCCGTCCGTCTCCGGTAAAAATCAGGACGTGATGATCGATGCGCCGTTCACGGCCATCCGCCATGCCACGCTCGGCTACACCATGTCGGTCGGCCGGTTCTGGTATCTGCCGACGAGCTGACGCGTAGCGGCATGCTCAACGCGACCGGCGCCGCAGCTTGCGGTCGCCGGCGCGCACCTCTCCACCCACGCAGCAAACAGGAGGCACCTTTGAAGCTGTCAGCCGTCAAGAACGATTCCAGGCTCGCCGAGCAGGGCGATTGGGTCGACAAGATCCCGAACCTGCCCGGCGTCCGTCTCAAGGTCCGCGGTGCGCACAACAGCGATTACCGCATGCTCGAGGCCAAGCTGACCCGCGAGATCCCGCGCTCGGACCGGATCGAGGGGCTGAAGCCGGCCGAGCAGGACCGCATCCTCGCGACGTTGCTGCTCGAGACTGTCCTGATCGACTGGGACGGCATGACCGAGGACGACGAAAAGACGCCGATCAAGTACACGCGCGACCTCGGCGAAAGCCTGCTGTTCGATCCGGATGCGCGTGACTTCCGCGAGGGCGTCGCCTGGGCGGCCGAGGTCGTCGCCAACCGCCGCAAGGCCGAGGGCGGGCTCGAGGTAAAAAACTGATCGACGTCCTGACCTGGCAGCTGGATTGGGCGGACAAGATCGATGGCATCGTCGCGGCGGCGACAGGGGCAGGCATTCCGCTGTCCTCGCTGCCGTGCGTTGCCAGCCGGGTCGATCTTTTCCCGCATCTGGCTTTCGAGGCTTACGCGTTTCGTGAGCTGTCGACCGATCGCCCGGTTGGCTTCGATCGCGGCGTCATTCCCTGGCGCTCGATCGACGCTTTCGCCGAGCGTTACGGCCTGGTCGGTGACGAGTTCGATCGCCTGGTCGGCATCATCCGCGCGATGGATGCCGCCTATCTCGGCCACTTGAAAGCCAGAGAGCAAAATGCCGACGCTTGACACCATCCGGACGGTTACGGTTCGCGGCCGCGACGAGGGTCTCGATCAAACGCGGGCCGCGCTCGACCGGCTGACGCAGTCGATCAACGCCGCCAACCAGAACCTGTCTCAGACGAGGTCGATCGCGAATGACAACCGCGAGGGCTGGTCGCTGACGGGCGAGGGCGCCGCGTCGGCTGCGAACCATCTGCGCCAGGCTGCCGAGGCCGCCTATGCATTCTCGCCGGCGTTCCGCGGCGTCGTCAACGAAATGGCCGTGCCGGCGCTCAAGGGCGCCGGCGTGGCGCTGGAGGGCGTTGCGACCGGCATCGTGACGGCGACCAATGTCGCCGGCACGGGCCTGGTGCGGCTCGGCACGGCGGCCGAGACCTCGTTACCGGCCTTCGCCGCGCTCGCCGGCAACGTCAAGGTTGCCGGCGCAGCCATGGAAGCTTTCAGTCCGACGCTGGGCGGCGCCGCGACCTCGATCATCGCGCGCCTGCTGCCGGCGCTGTCTCTGCTCGGCAAGGGACTGCTGATCTATGACGGCATCAAGCTGGTCACCGAGGCCTGGCGTCTCGGCAATGAGAGGCTCGCCGAATATGTCGCGCTGTCTGAAAAGGCCGCGGCATCCGGTGTGTCGACCGAGTTCTATCAGCGTATCGCCAAGGCGGCCGAGGATGCCAAGACGCCGGTCGCGGCGCTGACCGAGGCATTCAAGCAGCTGAGCGCTGCGGCCGCGCCGGTGCTTGGCGGCTCGACTGCTCAGAACCGGCTGGACGAGCTGGTCAAGGCCGGCAACTTCTCCGGCAACAGCGGCGTTGGCGCGCTCAAGGGCGCCAATTCGAACGAGGAACGGCTGCGCGCGCTGTCGGACCTGTACGACCAGGCGCTCGAAAAGGGCCAGCGCCTGGCCGCGCTCGATATCGTCAAGGCCTTCGGCGGCGACCAGCTCGCGGCCAGTCTCGCCAAGGATTCCGGCTATCTCGACAAGATGCTGGAATCGGCCGACGAGATCTCGGCCAAGGAGCTGATCTCGGCGGGCGATATCCAGCGCGCCGTCGACCTGCAGAACCGGCTCGACGCCGCCGAAAAGATACTCTCGCAACGCTGGCATCCGGTCCAGGATCTGCTGACGCAGCTCGGGATCAAGATGAAGGAGATCTGGGTCGACATCGTCGAGGCCATCGCCAAGGCGGCCGATGCGGTTTTCAAGGTCGGCGAACGCATTGCGGCGGCGCTGGCGCCTCTGCTCGAATTCATCCAGACCGCCGGCCAGCTGATCGGCAAGGCGGCGCCCTATATTGCGCAGGCATCGCCTGTCGGCATCCCGCTGGCAATCGGCGCGGCCTCGATCGGCGCGCTGTCGACACCGTCGAGCGGCGTTGACCAGGCCGAGGCGCAGCGCGCGGCGCTGATGGCGGACGCGCGCCGGCGCCTGGCCGAGGGCCTCAACCGCATGAACGATCGGTCGAAAGCGCCGCAGGACGACGTCGCCGGCGCCTACGATCGCGCCAAGGAATCTGTCCTCAAATATATCGAGGTCACCAAGGCTGCTGCGCAGACGGTCGGCGAGTCCGCGGCCGCGCAGGAACGCGCCAAGGTCGTTGCGCAGTTGACGGCCGCGGCAATGAAGGACGGGACCACGATCACGGCGTCGATGCGCGAGGAGATGCAGCGCCTGTCCGAGCAGGCCGGCAACGCAGCCGAGGCGCTGGAAAAGGCCAAGATCGCGTCCGACATCAAGTTCGATCGCGCGACCGCGTTGCTGTCGCCGCAGGACGTCCAGATCGCGCGGCAGCTGCGGGGCTGTACGGCAGCGACATTCCGGCTGCGCTCAATTCGTCCTATGCGGCGGAGATCCGCTTCAACAGCGCGATCCGCGAGCTGTCCTCGCTCGGCCAAGAGGTCAACCGCGGTTTCCTGACGGAGTTGGGGCAGAACCTGCGGAACGGCCAGAATTTCTGGCAGGCGTTCGAGGCCGCGGGCCTGTCGGCGCTGGGCAAGATCGCCGACAAGCTGGCGGCGATGGCAGCCGACCAGCTGTGGCAATCCGCTTTCGGCGGCTCCGGAGGCGGCACCGGCGGCCTGCTGGGCCTGCTCGGTGGCGGGGGAGGGTCCGCAGGTAGCGGCAGCGTGGCGACCTGGTCCTCCGGCCTTGGCGCCGGCACCGGGGGGTTGTCGATCCCGATGTATGCGAGCGGCACCAATTCAGCGCCGGGCGGCCCGGCGATGATCAATGAGGATGGCGGCGAGATCCTCGACCTGCCGTCCGGCACGCGCGTCATTCCGCATGACGTCTCGATGGCGATGGCGGGGCAGGGGGCGCTCGGTGGTGGCGCCAGCAGTGGTGGTGCGCAGGCGGTGCATGTGTCGGTCGGCGTCACCGTCGATGACGACGGCAAGCTGCAGGCCTACGTCAAGAACGTGTCCCATGCGACCACGGCTCAGGGCATCAGTGCCTACGCTAGCAGTCCGCAATTCGTCGACCATGTCGGCGCGGCCGGCAACAAGGCGAGGGCGCGGCGGCTATGAGCATTTCGTTCCCGCTTACCGATCTGCAGACGCTCGTCCCGATCGCCAGCCAGAGTTTTCCGCTGGTCTCGCGTCAGGAACTGTCGCGGCTCGCCAGCGGCGTCACCATCGGCAAGGATCTCGGCTCTGCACTGTGGATGCCGGAGTTCTCGACCGACACCATCGACAACGACGACGCCGTTGCCTATGAGGCGCGGCTCAATTCGCTCGACGGTGTCGTCAACATCTTCACCGCCGGCGATCTGCGCCGGCTCTATCCGCGCAGCCATGCGGATGGTGTCTTCAACGACACCGGCGTGCTGGCCTCGGTCAATGCCAACAACAAGGCGCTGGCGCTGTCGGGGCTCGACCCGTCATTTGCGCTGTCGATCGGCGACTATCTGGCGTTCGATTATTCCGGCGGCCGGGCCCTGCACCAGGTCGTCGAGGCCGTGACCGCCAATGGCAGCGGCACCACGGCGCAATTCGAGGTGCGCCCGCATATCCGGCCCGGCTTCTCGCTGTCGGCGGCGGTCACCCTGAAGAAACCGAAGGGCTATTTCATGCTGGTGCCTGGCTCGGTGCAGGCCAGCACCAACGGGCCGGTCAGCTCGGTGATTTCGTTCAAGGCCGTGCAAGTTCTGCCATGACCCGCTCGCTCGCATCCGGCAACTACACCGCGTTGCAGGCGCGCCGCCTGATCGCGCGCGATTTCGTCTGGTTCGTCGTGCGCGACCGCTCGACCGGCAATCCCGTCACGGATGGCTACTGGTCGGATGTCGGCTCGATCTCGGCCGACGTGATCGACCCTGAGACCGGCAGCACGGTGACGCGGACATTTGCCGGCGCGGCCGGGCTGGTCGAGATCTCCGACATCCCGGTCGTCTCCAACCTGACGGTGCAGACTATCACCATCACGCTCGCGCAAGCGGCGAGCCGCGTCAACGATCTGGTGCGCACCTACGACTGCAAGCAGGGCAAGGTGCAGGTGTTTCGCGGGCTGTTCGATGCGTCGACCCGCGTCATGGTCGCGCCGGCGTTTCCGCGCTTTGCCGGCACCATCGACGAGGCGCCGGTCACGACGCCGAAGGAAGGCGAGACCGGCGACGTCACGCTGACCTGCACCGGCAACACGCAGGAGCTGACGCGCTCCAATCCGGACACGCGCTCGGATGCCTCGCAAAAGCTGCGCGATCCCGCCGATGATTTCTATCTGCACACGGCGACGGTGTCGGAGTGGCAGCAATATTGGGGCAAGGATCCGGGCGTGCTTGGCGTCACCGGCGGCTCGCCTGGCCTGGTTGCGCTCACGCGCGGCGCGGGGCTGGTCCGATGATCCGTCCGGCGGTCATGGCCGACGCGGCGCGGGCGATCGAGCTGTTGCATGCCTCGCACGATGCTGCCGGCTTCAACGGCGGCGCCGGCTTCGCCTTTCCGTTCGTGCCGCGTTACGCCGAGCGGCTGTTCGTGACCCATCTCGAGATGATGAACGCCTGCTGCCTGGCGCTCGACGTCGGCGGCGTGGCGCAGGGCCTGCTGCTGGCGGTCGCGTCACAGCATCCGTTCGGTCCGGTCTGGCTGGCGCGCGAAACCGTCTGGTGGATCGATCCTGCCCATCGCGGCCGCGCGGCGATCGCCATGCTTGACGCCTATGAGGCCTGGGCCAAGGGCAAGGGCTGCGCCTTCACCGGCATGGCCGGGATGGGCGAGGACCCGGATGTCGCCAGGCTTTACGTGCGCCGCGGCTATCAGCGCGCCGAAACCCATTTCCTGAAGGCGATCTGACGTGGCGATTTTCACGGCTATTGCAGCGGCGATCGGCCTCACGGGGTTCTTTGCGGCGGCGTTCGTCACGGCCGCCTCGCTCGCGACCTCGATCGGCCTGTCCTATGCCGTCCGTGCGCTGTCCGGCCAGCCCAAGCAGTCGACCGACAGTTTCGGCGTGCAGGGCAAGCTCACCGGCGGCGGCGACGTGCCGCGCTCGTTCGGGCTCGGCCGCCACGTCACGGCTGGCTCGCTGGTCTATGCCAACACCTGGGGCAACGGCTACGACACGCCGAACGCCTTCCTGACGCAGGTCATCGCGCTGTCGGATCTGCCCGGCGAGCGCCTGGTCGGCATGTGGGTGAACGGCGCCAAGGTCACGCTGGCCGAGGGCGATGCCAAGGCATCCGTGCTCGGCGCCGGCTCGCAGGGCTACGCCGTGCCGGAGTACATCCGCCCGCACAACGGCGAGGGTGCGGCGGTGCCGCATCTGTGGGTGAAGTTCTACGACGGCAGCCAGACCGGCGCCGACACCTTCACCTTGAGCGCGTCGTCGGCCGAGCGGCCCTATACCGCGGCCCATGTCGGCAAGGGTGTCTGCTACGCCGTCGTACATGCCTTCAACGACGAGAATCTGTGGAGCGGCTTTCCGACCCTCAAGTTCGAACTGTCCGGCGTGCCGCTCTACGATCCCTCCAAGGATTCGACGGTCGGCGGCTCCGGCGCGCATCGCTACGGCGATCCCTCGACCTGGGGTGGCGACGGCGACGATTTTCCGGTCGTGCAGATCCACAACATCCTGCGCGGCTTCTCCTATAACGGCATCTGGCTGTACGGGCTGCAGAACACCTCCGCGGCGCGGCTGCCGGCCGTCAACTGGATCACGCAGATCGGCAAGTGCCGTACGACGGTCGTCGGCGCCGGCGGGCCGGAGCCGACCTATCGCACCGGCGGCCAGATCGATGTCAACGCGCAGCCCGCGAACGCGATCGAGGCCATCCTGACCGGCTGCCAGGGCCGCCTGTCGGAGATCGGCGGCTTCTACAAGATCCATGTCGGCGCGCCCGACACGCCGAGCTTTACGTTCTCCGACGACGACATCCTGTCGACCGAGCCGCAGACCTATCGCCCGTTCTTTTCGCTGTCCGACAGCGTCAACGGTATCCAGGCGACCTATCCGGATCCGGCGCAGGGCTGGAACAGCGCGACGGCGCCCGCCTATTACCGGACCGACCTCGAGGCGCGGGACGGCGGCCGCCGGCTGATGGCCAATCCGGCGTTCGATTTCGTGCCCTATGCCGAGCAGGTGCAGCGGCTGCAGAAATCGGCGATCGAGGAGGCGCAGCGGGCGCGCACCCATGCCCTGACCTTGCCGCCGGCGTTCTGGATCGTCGAGCCCGGCGACGTCGGCGAATGGACGTCGTTGCGCAACGGCTACAGCGCCAAGCAATTCCGCGTCGACTCCGCGGTCGACAAGGCCAACCTCGACGTGATGCTCGCCATCACCGAGGTCGATCCGTCCGATTACGACTGGAACACGGGAACGGATTTCACGCCGGTCACCGGCGGCGGCACCGTCTCCAATCCGCCGGCGCCGCAAGGCATCGCCAGCTTTGACGCGCTGCCCTATTCGCTGGTCGACGACAGCGGCATCATCCGCCGGCCTGCGATCCTGATCTCTTGGGACGGCTCGCAGCCCGGCATCAGCGGCGTGCAGTTCGAGGTGCGCCTTGCCTCGGACGGATCGAGCGTCACGCGCGGCCGCACCGATCGCGTCACCGCCGGCAATCTGATCGTGACGCAGTCGATCCTGCCCGCCGTCACCTACCAGGTGCGCGGGCAATACATCCCGTCGGCGCCGCGCGACATGCTGTGGTCGGGCTGGATCACGGTGACGACGCCTGACGTTCGCTTCACGCTGGCCGAGTTCGATGCCGCCGTCGCAGCGCAGGTGACCACGCTGCAGAACCAGCTCAACGACAATCTCGCGCTGGTCGAGCAGACCATCGCCAACGTCGCCGCCGGGCTTGCGGCCCGCGACTGGCGCGACAAGAAGGAATTGCGCTCGCAGCTCTCGGCGCGGTCCGATGATGCGCTGGCGCAGATCGACGACGTCCGCACGGTCGCGGTCGACACGCAGACGGCATTCGCATCGTTCTCGACGACGGCGACGGCGACCTTCGGCTCGACGACCGCCTTTGTCAGCCAGACCGCCGCGGCGATCGCAACCTATGACGGCTGGGGCGCGGCGCAATATGCCGTGACGCTCAACGTCGACGGCTACGCCACCGGCTTCAACCTGGTCAACGGCGGCAGCGGCACCTCGGCTTTTACGATCGTCGCCGACAAGTTCCAGGTGCAGCTGCCCGGCTACAATGGCAGCGCGCCGCAGCCGGTGTTCACCATCGGCACGCTCAACGGCGTCGCCGCGGTCGGATTGACCGGCAACGTCTATCTCGACGGAACGCTCAATGCGCGCGCGATCGTCGCGGGCTCGATCCTTGCGTCCAAGATCGCAGCCGGCGAGATCACCTCGGATTCCGGTGTGATCGGCGCGCTGGCGCTGAAGTCGCTGAGTATCGCCGACAATGCTGCGACGGTGCCGGCGATCCAGATCCTGGCCTCGAATACGTCGATCAGCGGTGGCACCAACTTTTTCAACTTCAATCTCAGTGTCGACACGACGGGGCTCTCCGGCAAGACCATCCCGATCTTTGCCAGCATCACGTTCAAATTCAGTTGCTCCTATGCCGGGGCAGGCACGCAGACGACGACATTCTATCTCTATGTCAATGGAAGCATCGTCGATCGGCTCGACCTGCAGTGCGTCGCTGGGCTTTACATTCTCTCGATGTCCGGTGGGCGCAGCATCACGGGAACGGGTGGCATCGTTTCCGTGCCGATCGTGGTTCAGGGCTTCGCGGGCGGCGGCGCCGATGTCGTCAATGCCAATGCCTGCGTGTTTGCGATGGCGGCGAAGCGATGAACATCCATTACGACACAGCGACCGGGCAGATCGTCTCCTACGGGTTCGGCGCAGACCATGGCGACGGGTTCGAGACGAGCCCGTACCCGAATTGCAGTGTGGCGATCATTGACGACCAGCCGATCGACGCGCGCGCGCAGAAATTCGATCCCGTCACGTGGAAGGTCGTCGACAAGGACGTGCCGGACCCCGAGCCGGACCAGGTGTGGCGGATTCGCGAGCTGGTGCGCGCGGAGCTGGGGGCAACCGACAAGTTCGCGCTGCCTGATTATCCGGTCGCGGACGCCGATCGCGTCGCATGGGTGGCGTATCGCAAGGCGCTCAGGGATGCCTCGAAGGGCAACGCCACGGCCGCGGCGATGCTGGCAGCGATCCCGCTGCGGCCGGACGGCAGCGATCCGGCGGCGCAGCTGCGCGCGCTGCTGGCTGGCGGGAATGACAACGGGGTGACTCCATGACGGCTCTTTCCAGCTATTCCACTGGCACGGTCGCGGTCTCCGCGGACGGCACCGCCGTCACCGGCACCAGCACGCTTTGGCTCACCGCGGGCAACGTCAAGCCCGGCGACGAGCTGGCGATCGGGCATTTCCGCAGCCGGATCACCGACGTCACCGACGACACGCACATGGTCATCACGCCGTGGCCGGGATCGACGGTGAGCGGCTCGGCATACACTGTCTGGAAGGTGTCGCAGCAGCGCATCGTCGGCGAGACCTACGCGCGCGACGTCGACCGGATGGTCGGCGCGCTCAACACGTCAGGGTATTTCGTGTTCGTCGACATCGGCGCGACCGCACCTGATCCTTCGCTCGGCGATGACGGGCAATTCGCGTTCCAGCCGACCACGGGCAAGACCTGGGCGAAGTCGGCCGGCGTCTGGTCCTTTCTCGGGTTCTACAAGGCGTTCAACCTGACCGGCGCCTATAACGGCGCGACGGTCTATTCCTACGGCGACGTGCAGGTGACGGCAGGCTCGTCCTACATCTACATCAACGCCACGCCGAGCGCCGGCCACACCGCGCCGAACCCGACCTATTGGCAATTGCTCGCCAGCATCGGCGCTACGGGCAATACCGGGGCGACCGGTGCGGGCTATGGCGGGACGTCGACGACGTCGCTGGCGATCGGGACCGGCTCGAAAGTCTTCACCACACAGGCCGGGCTTGCCTACGCCAACGGCGCCCGGGTGCGGGCGTCCTCGGCCGCCAACACCGCCAACTGGATGGAAGGGCGCGTCACCTACAGCGGCACCACGCTGACCATGACCGCCGACAAGACCGGCGGCAGTGGCACGCTGGCCGACTGGAATCTCAACGTCACCGGCGAACCTGGCGCCGGCGATCTTCTCAGCACGAACAATCTGAGCGATGTTGTGTCGGCCGACCAGGCGCGGGCCAATCTTGCCGTGGCTGGAAGGAACTATCTGCTCAATCCATCGGGTGAGATCGATCAGGAGGGCGTCGGCGGCGGGGTTTCCCGGTCCGACGCGACTTATGACTTCGACCAGTGGTTGGCGCTGACGCAGTCAAATCCGATCACCGTCAGCTTGGTGGCGGATGCGGAGAACGGAACGCCGTTCATGATGCGGGGCCTGCAAGCCAATGCGACCGCGCAGCGGTTCGGCCGTATCCAGTGGATCGAGTCCAGGGATTGCAAAGAGCTTCGCGGCCGCGCGGTCACACTATCGGCGAGGGTGCGGATGTCGGCAGCGACGACGCTGCGATACGCAATCGTGGAATGGACGGGAGCGGCGGACACCATCACCAAGGACGTCATTAACGACTGGACCAATAGTACCTTCACTGCTGGGCAGTTCTTTACATCGACGTCAACGACGGTCGTAGCGACCGGATCGCAGGCTCTCGCGGCTAACACCCTGGCGAACATCTCACTGAGCGGCACTATATCCGGCTCGATGAACAATCTGGCCGTAATATTCTGGACCGACAGCGCCCAAGCGCAGAACGTGACGCTCGACATAGGTAAGGCCAAGTTAGAGCCTGGTTCGGTCGCAACGTCGTTCGCTGCGCCACGCTATGAAGATGAACTGCTGCGCTGTTGCCGGTACTTCGTGGCCATTACAACTCAGTCGTTCTTTGGTGGTGGAACCGTGCGTGTCGGTGGAACGGATATGTATGCTTACATGGCGATTCCGGCGCCAATGCGGGTGCTACCCACAGTCTCGATCACGGGAATGAACGTTGTGGTTGGCGATACGGTGACGGCTCTTGCGAGTCTGACCGCATCCAAGCAGACGGGCAACATGCTGACGCTTGTCCCTCACACCTCCACGTCGGCGGGCTCGACCGCTGCGGCGATGGTTTTCTATAATTCGACAACGCAGAATTCGTTGAACGCGCGGATTTAAAGCCGACTATCGAGGCCGCCCTCGGCTCCGACGTCGGCTGACGCACCAGCGTTTCTATTTGGACATCGATAGGGGTACATCACATGCTCGACCTGCATGGCATTTCGCGCGCGTCGTTCGATCTTGTCGTCGCCGAGGAGGTGACGAGCCAGGCCGTCTATGAGCGGAAATACCGCCACGCGCTGGAATATCCCGGCGAGCAGAGCGGCCCGACCGGCGGCATCGGCTACGATTTCGGCACGCAGACCAAGCCGCAGATCCGCGCCGACTGGGCCGACAAGGTCGACGCCGCGATGCTGAGCATCCTGCTCGGCGCCTCCGGCAAGCGCGGCGAGGCGGCTGCCGCCTATTGCCGCGCGACCCGCGGGCAGGTCGACATTCCCTGGCTGGTCGCGCTCGACGTGTTCGCCAATCATGACCTGCCGCGCTATCTCGCCATCCTCGAGCGCTATTGTCCCGGCGCCGGCGAGCTGGGGCCGGACTGCAAGGGCGTGCTGTGGTCGATCGCCTTCAACCGCGACGCCGCGGGCTTTGTGAAGCCCGGCCCGCGCTACGCCGAGATGCGCGAGATCCGCGCCTGCGTCGCCGGCGGCGACCTTGCCCGCATCCCCGGCCTGATCCGCTCGATGCAGCGGCTCTGGCCGAAAACCTCCGGCCTCTATCGTCGCCGCGAGCTTGAAGCGCGGCTGTTCGAGAAGGGCCTGGCCGAGCACCATCCGGACCAGCATGAAAGACTCGAGCACGTCGCCCCGGCGCCGGATCCCGATGTCGTGGTGCAGGTGCAGGCGCGGCTGCGCGAGCTGGGCTATTACGACACGGGCGCCGTCGACGGCCAGCTGGTGCCGAAGGGGCGCACCGAGGCGGCGATCCTCAGCTTTCGGCATGAGCACGATCTGCCGTTGGTGCCCGGCATCGACGACGATCTGCTCGCCGCGCTGGCGCGGGCCGAGCCGCGGAAGGTCGCGGAGGTTCGCGCCAACGCCACGACGCAGGATCTGCGCGAGCAGGGCGTCGAGACCATCTCCATCACCGACCAGGTCAAGCGCTGGGCCGGCAGTCTGTTCGGCACGGGCGGCAGCCTGTCGCTCGCCGGTCTGCTGGCCTGGATCACCGACAAGGCGTCGGCGGTGTCGGGTGCAAAGGACGCGGTCGGCGGCCTCGGCATTCCGCCGCAGGCGATCGTCTGGCTGCTCGCGGCCGTGGTGGTGCTGGCGATCGTCGCCGGCCTCGGCGTGCTGATCTGGTCGGTCGCGCACAAGATCGAGGTCAAGCGCCTGGCCGACTACCGCTCGGGCAAGAACACATGAGCGGCGCGGTCATCGCTGCGATCGTGCAGCTGCTCGGCCTCGCCGGTGTCAAGCTGTCGCCGTTCAAAGCCGGCGCGCTTCTGGCCGGCGTGCTCGCGCTCGTCATCGGCATCGCGGCCGTCGCCGCGGGTTTCCACCTCTACAACGCAGGCTATGCGGCCGCGGACGGCGCCTGGCGCGAGAAGGCGCTCGACGCGCAGCTGGCGGCCGCGCGCAAGGATCTCCTCGAGGCCAACCGCGCCGCCGGCGATGCCGTGCTGCGGGCGAAGGCGATCGAGCAGCAGGCAGAGCAGGAAAGGGTGGGGACAGATGCCTATGTCGACCAATTGCGCAAGCAGAACGAGGCGCTCGCTGCGGCGGGCAAGCCGAACGTCTGTGGTCTTACTTGCGATGATCTGCGCGGGCTGCGCATCAAATCCGCTGCCTGCCCCGCTCCGGCGGGAGCTGCCGGCGGCGCCGGCGCAGATCTTCGCGCCCGTTGGCGATCCCAGCGCAAGCCTCAATAGCGACGCACGCGAGCGCCTGGCGCGCACGCGCGATGCGCTGAAGGAAGCCAACCAACGGATCGAGGCCGGGCACGCCTGGTACGACGGCGTGCGGCAGAGCTACGGCGGCGAGGCGAAATAACCGATGCAGGAATGGTCAATCATCCTGTCGGCGATGGGGCTCGCCGTCGTCATCCTGTCCAGCGTCATCGGCCTGGTGTGGAAGCTGTCGCGGATCGAGCTGGCGCTGCGCTCGGAGTTCGGCAAGGCGGTCTCGGACTTCCAGGACGAGCACACGCGCGAGATCGGCGAGATGAAAGCGGCGCACGCCAAGGAAACCGCCGAGCTGCACGCCAAGGTCTACCAGGTCGAGATCTGGGCGCGCGACGAGTTCGTCCGCAAGAACAGCTTCGAGATCGTGGTCGCGCGGATGGAGCGCGGCCTGTCCGAGCTGCGCGGCGACATCACCGGCCGGCTCGACAAGATGTCGGAAAAAATGGATCGCCAGAAATGAAAACCGAGCCGCAGATCCTGCGCCACGCGCTCGACCAGGTCGCATTCAGTGCGGCCAGCATCAAGGTCCTGGTCGCGCTCGCGATCGGCATTGCGCTGATCGCGCTGTTCGGCGCCATCGCCGAGGCCCGGCGCCGGCCGACCTCCGCTGCGGCTTGGCTCGCCGGCGCCGCGATCGTGGCGGCGATCGTCGCAGCCGTCCTGGTCGGCAGCGTGACCGCGACCTACGCCTGACGGGTGTCTTGAGAGATCCGCGCCGGGCGGTTTCCCGGCATCACAAGCAGGAGAGCCAAGATGGCTTCTGTCGATAGCGCGTCCGATCAGCGGACCGTCAACAACACGATGCGGCATCAGTATCGCGTGCTGAGCGATGCCGAGAAAGCGAACATGAGCGCGATCAAGGACAAGGGGCTGGAGCTGCTCGAGCTGATCTCCGGCATGGGCAACAGCCGCGAGATTTCGATCGCCAAGACCAAGACCGAGGAAGCTGTCATGTGGGCGGTGAAGCACATCACTGCCTGAAGGGTGAGGGGACCTCGACGTCCCCTCGCTTCACGGTTTGCGAGAACCTCCAAAGACTGGCCCGGCGCGAGGTGCCCCTCGCGGCCGGGCTTTTTGCTGTCTTTCGGTCGAGGGAGCCTAACAGATCACCAGTTGGCGATGTCTTCGTCGCATTGCGCGTCATGGCGTCGGCGCTCGCTTTCCGACAGCGTCTTCCGATAGGCTCGCTCGGCGAGGATGGACCAGATGCAAAGCGCGGCGATCGGGCCGAGCACGGCAACGCTTATGCAGAGTTCAATCCAGGGGTTATGGAGGTCCATCCGGCCAATACTCGCTGTAGGTGCGATTGGATTATCGCTCACGCAAAGCGGAGGCGCACTAGAATCCAGTTTGGCGCGTGCGTCCAGCCATATCTGCTACCGGATCAGGCGATATCGCTTCACGGCCTTCTTCCGCTCGACGGCCGGCGCCGGCTTGCCGGCACTGAGCGCCTGCAGCATCCCGATCCGGGCCAGCATGGGATCGCCGTCGCGCTCGGCAACCAGCATCAGGGCCTCGGTGGCGGCCTGCCATTCCGGTCGCTTCTGCGTCGCCGCGGGCAGCGCGGCGATGTAGGCGCCGGCGTCGCGCAAGGTGACGAGTTCGCGGCGGCCGGGCAGCGCGATCGGCGTGTCGAACGGCGCGGACCAACCCAT